ATTCATCTGTACTATTTCCAGAGGCAAACACAATTCCTTTATCAACAATATTGATTGTGGCAGGCATCCATTTGTATCCTCCTTTATCTTCCCAAATTAAATCTTTATATAATTCAGGTAAAACATCATATTGTTCTTCAAAAAATGTCTCTCCTTCTTTCATTAAACTGTTACTTAAAAATCCACAACCGTAACACATTCTGTTTTTAATACTTTCATTTACTTGTTGAGTATAACAAGCATTACTTTTTCCACAAGGGCAAATTTCTAAATTATCCATTATTTTTCATTTTTAATATTGTTAGTACTATATGTTGAATCACTATGAGACCATGGAGTTAATCTATTGCAATTAGTTGTAAAATAGATATTAGGTATATATCCAGGTATTGAAGGTGAATATGGGGAAGGTGTGGAAGGATCTTGAGTTAATGGAAATTGATTAGGGACTGAAGGTGATACATCCTTTAATGGAAATTGATTAGGAGCAACATCAGGTACTACTGTATCTAATTTTTTAAAAATTACCTCAAATATATCTTCTAAATCTGATGCGTCATATCCAGTGGATAGATCTAGTTCAAGGGCTTCAGTAAATCCTTGAAGCCACATTTTAAATTCATTTACTGTCATAATTTTTTAAGTTTTGGTAATTGTATTTTAGGAAGTTCTTGATTTTGTTCACCTACTTTTTTTAGTTTAGGTAATTGTAGTTGCATTGGTTGGACTGTCTCTATTTGAGGGATTTCATTAAGGATAGATTCTAATTCATTCTTCATAACATTCCATGAAAAATTTTCTTTAGATCTATACTGTTGTGATTTAGCTCCTTTTTTATACTCTTTATAATTAGCATAACAATTATATAAATGGTGAGCTACTTGAGTTAAATCTGGAGTGAACCATTTTGAGTTCTCAATTAACATATCTTTAACTACTGCTGAAGGATGAATATCTTTTAACTCACCCCCAATTAAAGTACTAAATACTGGATTTAGGAAATCAATTTGACCTGACCATCCTGGAGCAATAACAGGTTTACCTGTTAATGTAAATTCTAATAACGGACGGCCAAATCCTTCACCTTTAGTTAAACTAATCATAGCTTTAACTTTAGGATGATTATACAACATATTCATTTCTTCATCAGATACATCTCCACTAAAAACATAAATATTAGGTAAAGTATCAGCTATAATTGTTTTTTTAATAGAATTAATTCTCCTCATAATTTCTCTTCTATTGATATATGAGGTCCCTGCTATACTAGTTTTTAAAATTAATGCGGGAGGGTTAGATTTATTTTTAAATATTTCATAAAACGCCTTAATTAATAATCCTACATTTTTGCGATCCTCTCCCATATCACCTTGTAACCAATGTCCTACAAATAGGTAAGCAAATTTTTCAGGGATTTTATTAATATCTTGATATATAGATGATGGTACCATTTGAGATTCCTCAAGTATACGGTATATTTCAGTATCAGCTCCCTCAAACAATACCTTTATCGGTGTGGTACATTTTAGTTGGCCTACCACTTGTTTTTGCTCATTTAACATATTATAAGCTGTATTCTCAAATACATCTTTTGAATGTTTAGAACTTACAATTACTAAATCCATTCTATTACATCCTTCAATCCAAGGCCCAGCACACGCAGTAGTTTCAATTCCAGCAGTTATTCCTATGTTGTATTTACCTATTTTCTGGAATTCATTTGGAACTGTTATTTGAGCCCAATATTCAGGTTGACGAGGTAATTGTGGTTGTTTTAGAATATAAGGTTCTAAAAATCCCCATTCTTCAAAATTTTCTTTAATGAAGTTCCAGGGTGTATTCCCCCAACGTTGAGGTAATATTTTAACTTCATATTTGTCTAATTCAATTAAGGCTTTAACTAAATCACGACTGCGTGATGAATATCCACTATAGCAATCTATAGGACAACTTACTACAAATAACGGTTTGTTCATGGTTTATTAATATATAAGATTATGTTTTAGTTTACGTGGTTGAAAGTCATTTACTGATAAAAATTCATATGATTCTCTGGGTTGCCACTTTTCAAATAGTTCATCCATTCCCTCAATAATTCTTTGAGACATTACCTCAGAGGTGAATCCTGCTTCTTGACCTAAAGCCCATTGTCTGCCTTCCTCTCCTATTTGTTGTCTTTGTTCTTTACCCATTTCATATAATTTTTCAATTTGTAGAGCCGCATCTTCAAATGAGCATCTATCATCAAATATATAAGGAGTAGGTACAGAGCCAACTAAAGATAAATTAGAGGGAAATACTGGTAAAGCCCAGCTACCATGTTTTTTAAAAGTACCTCTATGATTGGAAGGTATTTCAACAGATGGAGTAAACCAGTTTCCTTTATTATCAATAAATCTCATTTGATCTTGCATTCCTCCTGTCACATTAGCAATAAATGGAGTACCTGTTAGTAGTGATTCAGTCAATGATAATCCCCAACCTTCATTAGTTGATAATAAAACTGTACCATCAGCTATATTATACAGATAATTCATATGTTTAGAATCTAAACGTTGAGCTGAAATTAGAACATTATTCTTTCCTTCTTCACAAAAATACTCAATAACAGCAGGTAGATCTGTTCCGTTTTCATCTACTGGGTTAGTATGAAGTACTAAAACACATTTTTCAGCTTTTTCACGAGGTAAACCATCAGTGAATACTTTCCAAGCTAAAATTGTATCAGAGATATTTTTTCGTCTAACATTCCTTGAATTAAATAATAAAACAAAATCATATGACTTACCATTAAATAACTGTTGATTGAATGAATTTAACTCAATATCATCATTTTTAATAGGGTAAAATGTTTCAGGGTCAAGACCATGAGGAACATATTTAATAATTTTATTATCTGCTTTATTACCTAGTACAATTTGGTTAATAAGAGCAGTTTGTTTAGAGATACCAAACAGGGCATCACATGACTCATAAAATTCCTCATTGTATTGTGGGGCAGGAAAATCATCCCAAATGTTCAAATATACTATTGGTAATTTCTTTCTAAGTTCATTTTCCATTTCAAATACCCAAGTAAAGTATCTAGGATCAGTAATTAAAAAGATTGCGTCTGGGTTTTCTAATTCGATAATCTGGCGGAGTAAAATTGGATTACCGTATCCATCTGTTGGATAAATAATGACACTAGCATCTTCTACTCCAGTTTTATTACTAGTGTCTTGACTTAAATCCATTCTCTTACCTGCATCAGGATGTTTAATGGCCCCTGCTAGTTGTACCCAATTATACCGATGGCAAGTATTGATAACCATTTCTCGGGCGATATGAGCCACTCCAGAATGTACTCTTATATCATCGGTTAAAAGAAGAATTTTCTTCCTTTCATCTTTTGGTAAATAACCTTTTATCATAATTTATGTTTTTGAATTGTTTTACGAAACTCGTCATTATTAATATATAAACTCATAGTTCGTTCTACAAGCTTTTGTATATTGAATTTATGTTTAAAACTAAGAATTTTAAACTCTTCTAATATATCTTTGTCAATATAAGCACTTGTTAATTTTTTGCCTTCATTTTTTAGCATAACATCATTTATTATACGTATATACCTTTTCCGCAAAGTTTAGTATTCTTTGAAAAAGGACAAAATCTACAGTTAGAAGGTGATGGTTTTGGATCAGGTGAAGGTTCTTGATGAAAACATTCTTTTATAAAAGAACTGAATGATTGTGATACTTTTTTCATTTTAATTTTACCTGACGAAGGAGAAAATTCTTGGATTCGACTTATATGGAATTTAGGATCAACAGGTAATTTTCTCTTTAAAATAAAGTATTTAACACTAATTTTATCCTCAGGAACTTTATATTGTTCAGAATAATATTTTTTATATAATACAACTTGAGATGGCTTGAGTTCATCCTTTTTTTCATAATCAGACCAACCTCTAGTACTTGTTTTAATATCAATGATTTCGTGGGTTTGGGTTGGTTCATGATATAAAACAATATCAAGATGACCTTGATATATTACAAAATCTATACTTGGGTCAGGAATAATATGAATAGGAACTTCACATCCTACAAGATGATAACCTCGTTTTGAGAAATATTTAGTTTTATTTTTCTTAAAATAATCTAAGATGTTTACTCCGTCTTCATAAAACTCACCCATTTCCTCTGCTGAGGAAAAATGTTTGTTATTATTTTTCTTGTATTTTTCTTTATATAACTCCCTATATCGGTTTTCAAACATCCCTATAATATCTTCCCTATCAGCCGCTGCTGTACTAACATTATACATTACTGTTAAATAATGTTGAATGGCTTCATGTATAGCAGTTCCAAATACATTATGGATATTATCTGTGAATACCTTATGTTTTTCTTTATACTGAAGATACCATCTTAGAGGGCAGGTCTTGTATATAGAAAACTGTGAATATGAAACTAATTTTTGATACCGCCAGTCAATTTCAGGAGCATGATATTCAACAATATGTTTTATCTCACTTGGTACTTTGTTTTTCTTTGCCAACTTTAGTTAGTTTTTTGATTTCTTTTTCATCTGCTCCTAATTCCTCTAATATTTCCTTTATAACCTCAGTGGGTAATATATTTAAATAATTATAAGCTTCTCTTAATGATACTTGATAATATAATGAAATATAATCTGCTAGACTGGATGAAGGACTTTCTGTTTGATCTTTAATGTATTTAGCAAATATACTCTTTTTAGGGAGTAATTCTCTATAAATTTCATACACTTGTTTTTTATCCTTAATGTCTAATCCTTGAATATAGTTTACAATCTCAACATACGGTTGATGCATACTTATGAAACGATGTATCATAAATGTGTTAAAACTATTCCAGGTTTCTTCATCAAATGAATCAGATGAGGATTTAACTACAGTTATTTCCTTCATCCAGTCAAACACAGATTTTGGTTGTTTCATTAATTGTTTTTAGTCAGATTTTTGTTATACTCAGTCATTTCTTCTCTCAGTTCCTTAGGAAGCATTTCAATTACTACTTCTCCTGTTTCAATGTCAAACATAACAGGGATTGGTAAAATAGCGTCTTCTTGTGAGCCTATTATAAATTTTGAAACTTTACGAAGGATAGCGCCTTCTTGAAATACACGTCTACCAGTTGATGACTCAATTGGAGTTGTGTTTGATAAATCAATGTTTGGTTGGGATTGTCCTGCTGGGGGGTTCATATGTAAAATTTAATTGGTTACTTTAATTCAATAATCTGGCTGATTAGAGCTGCTGTGTTAATTTCTTTATCAAGTGAGAAATTAGCTTTATATGAGGCTTCATTAACTAAAACCGCCACTGAGCCTTCTTTGTCTCTCAAATACTTAGAGGAATTATCATATAATGATTTAAATAGCTCAGTGTAATCAGAAATATCAGAATTTGCTAATATTTGTCTAATTGTATTGAATTTAGGTTTAGGTTGAGATAATTCCTCCAATATTAATTCAATGTAATTTTGATTTGATTTTAGATTAATATTAACTACTAACTTTCCTGTAGTACTACATTTTTGTAATGTATTAATAATTCGTCTTAAATCAGGATAACATTTTTTAACAATTTCAGCAACTCCCTCTAACTCATATTCAATACCTTCATTTTCTAATATACGGACAATATGTTGGGCAATTATCGTTTTAGATGGTGGAATAAGCGCGTATTCTGTAAGTCTACTACGAAGTGGATCAATTAGTCGCTCTGGATAATTTCCTGTTAAAATAAACCGAGTTTTAGCACTATATGTTTCAATCATATTTAATAGCAATACTTGACTGGCCATCAAAAGGTGAGTAGCTTCATCTAATATAACTATTTTAAGTGGTTTAAATGAAGCGCTGGATGCAAATCCTCCGATTTTTTCTCTAATAACATCCATAGATCTTTCATCTGTGGCGTTAATATAGAGTAAATCACAGTCAATACCTTTAGCTATTAATTTTGCCAATGTAGTTTTTCCTGAGCCTGCTTTTCCGAAGAATCCAAGATGAGGAATATCTTGTTTATCAATGTAAGCCTGAAAAATATTTTTAATTTCATCCGAGGCAATATAGTTGTCTAGAATGTCAGGCCTATATTTCTCGTTCCAAATAGTATGTTTGTGTTTCATAACGTAATTAAGATAATAAAACTTTTTGTGTTAGCCAAATTACATCATACCCATCATTGGATTGAAATCATCCTCTTTTTTAACATCAGGATCATTAGCTATTACTGATTCTGTTAATAGAATAGTACCAGCAATTGATGAAGCATTTTCTAGAGAATTTCTTGTCACTTTCATAGGATCAATAATACCAACCTCTCTCATATTAACAATAGCTTCAGTTTTTAAATCAAAACCAAACCAAGGTTCTAAACCTGCTATTCCTTTTTCACCAATCTGAGAGTCAATAGGATAAATTTCTCTATCTGAATAGCCCGCATTATTAAGAATTTGATAGAATGGTTTACCACATGCTGAATAAACTAGGCTTTTTCCTGTATTAAAGTCTGTACCATCAACTTTTTCCCATGATATATTTTCTCTTGCAAATAATAATGCAACACCACCTCCAGGAACAATACCTTCCTCAAGTGCTGCTTTTGTGGCATGTAAAGCATCATCTACTCGATCTTTTTTCTCTTTCATTTCAGTTTCAGTATTTCCACCAACATGAATAATAGAAACACCTCCTACAAATTTAGCTAAACGTTCTTGAAGTTTTTCAATTTCAAACGGCATATGAGAGGATTCAATTTGTGATTGGAGTTCCTCTACTCGTTGATTAATCAAATCCTCAGAACCTTTACCATCAATAATAGTAGTAGTTTCCTTAGTTACTGTTACTAGTCGTGATTGACCAAACCAATCCCAATTGAACTTGTCTAATTTCATTCCTTTATCTTTAGAATAAACCTGACCTCCAGTTAAAACAGCAATATCCTCTAATACTAATTTTCTTCTATCACCAAATTCAGGTGCTTTAACTGCTGCTATTTTTAATACACCGCGAGCTTTATTTACAATTAATGTAGCTAAAGCCTCACCTTCAATATCTTCAGCTATAATTAAAAGAGGACGGTTAGTATTAGATACACCTTCTAAAATAGGTAATAATTCTTTAACTTGAGTGAATTTAGCATCAGCAATCAAGATATATGGATTTTCTAAAGTACAAGCCATTGTGTTGTTGTTTGTAACAAAGAAATGTGACTTATATCCTCTATCAAATTGCATCCCTTCTACTGTCTCAAGGTATGTGTCTCCTGTTTTAGATTCTTCAATATGTACAACTCCATCTTTACCTACTTTTTCCATTGCAGTGGCAATTAATCGGCCTACTTCCTCATCATTATTTGCTGAGATGGTTGCAATTTGTTCAAGTTGTTTTTCAGAAGAGATATCTTCAGCAATTTGTTCACGCAGACCTTGGATTACCTGTTTTACTCCAGCATCAATCCCCCGCTTAATTTCAACAGCGTTTCCTCCTCTATTTACGTGTTCTAAACCTTGAATGACAATTTCTCTAGCTAATAATGTTGAAGTAGTTGTACCATCACCTGCATTATCAGCGGTTTTGATGGAGGCTTGTTTTAACATTTTAGCGCCCATGTTTTCAATAACATCTGGTAGTTCAACAGATTTTGCTACTGTTACACCATCTTTTGTACTTAGGATTTGTCCTTCCTTTTCATATACAACATTTCGACCATGAGGGCCTAATGTACATACAACTGTGTCTGCTAAGGTGTTAATACCCCTAACTAAACTTTCACGTGATTCGTGACCTAATTTAATAATTTTTGCCATATTTAGTTATTATTTATTTTACACAAAACACTATTTTCAGGACCGATCCAAAATTCTTCTCCTTCAAATTCAAATTTGGTGAATCCCATTGTTGGTAGAATTACTTTGTCTCCTGGTTTAACTACAGTTGGTATAAACCCAACTCCAGCAACTACCATTCCTGGTCCTACATTAATTACTTCAGCTATTTTGTTTTTTTCATTCCCTAAGTCAGGAACAACAATGTTGCCAAAAGTGGTTTCTTCAATTTCGATAGGTTTAACTATCAAAGCATTGTATAAAGCTTCTAATTTCATACTCCGATGTTTAAAATTTGTTTAAGATTATTATATTTATTATTGTATTCCTCTAAATATTCTTTAATAGAATCATATTGAGGTTTTAGATTTGCTTTAAGTTCTGATACTTTTTTCAAAGCACCTCCTAAAGCAGAATAGTGACCTATCATTTTATCTGTGGATTTTCCATTACTTGATAATTCAAGTACTGTGTAGCTATGTTCATCCTTAGAGATATAATAAGGTGAAATAGCAGGATCACTAATAATTGATACTTTTTTCTTCTCTCTTTTCTTTCTGTCCATAACAGGGGATTTATTTATAACGGGTTTAATTATATGTATGTTAGTATAATAGAAATAATTTGTAGATTAATTCTCCTAATTCTTGGGCTTCAACCATCATAAGTTTATTATTACGATTTTTTATTCTGCCCTCATAGTAATCATCATCTATTATCCAAAAATCAATCTTAATGTAAGCCACATTACTTATTTAATTAATTTTTCAAATTGACCTTTCCAGTAATTCATTAATGGTACACCAGCAAATAAGGTTGTAAAGATAATCATTAAAACCTGAACCCAGAAAGACTGACGGTCATAGATGTTACTACCTAACAGTAACACTGAGATATATGATATCATTAATGTAATATAGGTAAGTAGTAAAATTAGTGTTTTTCTCATATTATTTCTTTTTAAATTATTCATAATCTTAAAATTGATAATTTAAACCATAATATAATTCTAATACTGCATCTTGCTCCTCTGGAGTTAATGTATCAGCTAATTCAATCATTTGATCTACTAGATCATGATCTGCTTCTCCAAATTGTTCAATTTGCTGATTTGCTAATCGTTGCAATTGAATCACTTTTTCTACTTTTTCGATGTTTTTGATGTTCATAACCTGTTGTTTTAATTATACATAAATATAACAATAATACTCCATGTAGCCAAACTAGATGTCTGCTTTCTTTAAAATAAAGTATTCAGAAGTAACATCATCATACACAAACTCTAATCTCATTAATCCTTGAGTGTTAATTTTCATTGACATATGATTAAATGATTTGTTGGCATTTAATATGGTTTTAAATAAATCTGAATCAAATGTTAGTAGTTCAGAAATAATTATATGTGGTGTATTAGTTTCTAAGGGGATATCATATGTTATTTTATTTGAGTAGTCATTTTCACCTCCAAATATAAATTTTAAAATACTATTTCCATATAAATTTCTATCATCTTGAATACCCATAGTATTATCATTAGTAATAGAGTTTTTAGCTTTAATTAAATTATTGACATAATTTTTGTCTAGTTTTAATTCAATATCATATTTATCTGGTTCATTAACATCAGGAGTTGAAGGCGCCATCATAGGGTCAGTTAAAGCATAAGTGACATTAAATGTTTCATCTGAAATGTAAAGTTTAGTAAATACTTTTCCACTTTTAGATAAATTTAAATTAATGTTTTTATCCATAACTCCTATTAATTTACTTAATTGAGTTGTATTATATATAACAGCATTACTATTTTCTAACATAAAGGATGAACATTTAACTTCTCCTGCCATATCACGGTTTGGAGATATAAATCTGATAGATAATTGATGATCCTGGATGTTCCATTGTACTGCTTCACATAAACCACCTAAATGGTATTTTTCAATGATACTTTCTAATTTTATTCGTTCCATATTTAGTTAAAGTTAAAAAATTTTGATTGTATTGGATTTAAATTTAATTTCCATCCTAAGTCATTATAGATGGATTCTAGTTTATTCTTCATTACTGATTCAAAGATAATACCTCTATCAATATATTTTTCAATAAATTCTTGAATTTCTGGAGGATCATTATATCCATTACATCCCATGACATTCAGACGATATGGGTTTGGTTTTAGATAAGCTATATACATTTTATCTCCTATCCTAAATTCAGGATATTTTTTATTTAATTTTTTAAATCTTAAAAGATCATTATAAATAATAGCAGATCTGCTGTTAATAGGAGTACGAGGTAATAATTTAGAGAATATTTCTCCTGCTAATGGAGGTCGTTCAATATAATCTTCAATTTTTTTAACACCTGTAGGTTTAAGTAATTTATTGTAAGATATATTTGATAATGAAGTTTTAAATGTAATAACGTCTTTATCTATATCTGTTTTAGATTTATCAAACAGAATAGACTTTAATATGTTTTCACCAAATTCTCTAAAATAAGGCGGGAAATTAGATTTCATGATATCTAGTCCCATCATCACAATATCATCTTTTCTTATACCTTCCTGATCTACTAAATGTTGAGCATATCTTCTTTTACCAGCCCAATAAGCTTTTTTAATTATATACTCAGGTTTTAAATCAAAGAAATGATCGTCTGAGTTTAAGAGATTTTTCGCTAAAACTGATTGGTATTTATTTAGTTTATCTCCTATATCCTGTTGGTATTGTTTAGTAATAGGTAGTACTTCTTCGGTATTTGTTAAATCTATATCAGGATGATTTTTCTTTATGATGGGTTCTATGGTTATAAAGAGACTATCTGTATCACTCGCTACTATATATTTATTCAAATTTTGGATGTCAAATTTCATGGGATAATATATTTTTTATATTATTAAAATTAATATATGAAATTCTGATTAAAGGGATATTATTTTCTTTGCAGAATTTATTTTTTATTTGATCATTTTCTTGTGTTTTCTTTAAACTTATATCACCTCCGAAAAAATCTACTGATTTTGAATGTAATTCACCATCATATTCTATACAGAGATTTTTAGATGGGATAAAAAAATCAAAAGGCAACATTCGTTTATTCTTACATCCAGGAAATGTTTTTTGGGTTTTATATGTTATGTTATTTTCTATAAGAAATTTTTCGATTTCATTTTCCCCTTTACTTTGTTTACATTTCGGGCATCTCTGACCCGATATGTGATTTGATATTTGTTGAGTAAACCAACCATGTTTGGAGCATTTTATTTCAAAATTACCATCAAAATAACCTTTATATGTTTCCCAATTATATTCATACCCGGTATTTAGGTTGTTTATTTGTTTCCTTAAACTAGGTATGGTGCGTTTTTTTCTTCCACATGGGTTACATTTAGGACAGCCTTGTTTTTTATGGATATGATTGGACCAAGAGTTATTAAAAATATGTTTACATGTTTTACATATTATATCATAATTATCTGTAAATTTTATATTAGTTACTAAGGAATAATCATATTTATAATCATGAATTTTATTAGCTCTGTTTATTTTTTCCTCATATGAATGATTAAAACCTTTGCATTTAGGACACCCTGATTTCTTTATTATATGATTGTCTAATGTAACATTCCAAACCCCATGTTCAGAGCATATTATATTATATTTATTCATCACCCCTGTATATGATGTAATCAATGAATAATCATATTTATAATCATGGATTTTATTAGCTTTATCTATTATAATTTCTAATTTAAGTTTTGATGGCATAGTTCCGTATTTTGAGTTTAAATGCTTTATACGGTTATATATATTACGTGATATAATCTTTTTCAATCATCTCGTTGGCATACTTAATAGTTTCCATAATAAATCTTTGTCCTGTTGTAGTAATTGATGATGAACATATTTTATAACCGTCAGTAAAACGCCATGAATTAATAGCAAATGTACCATAAACACTATTAAGTAGAATTTTTATGCTATGTTGTTTCCGTTCATATAATTGTCCTGTTTCTTTGTCCCCGGTTTTATAAGCTTGTTTCATTAAGAATTTATATTCTTTCCTTAACTCAAACCAATCAGATAAAATCTCTGCTACTATGCTTTTTTTATCAGAATCATATATTGTTCCATTTGCTGATATAATATATTTGTTTTCTTTTATCAGATTAAATAGTTTTTTAACTGTTGTTTTCCCCTCTGTTATTGTATATGTTTTTTTATTAAACCTCTCAATAGTAAGAATTTCATCAGGATTCATCTCTTGTAACTCTATTAAGCTACACCAGGTATTATAATTTTGATTAGGAATTTTAATCCTTCCTATAAGAGTTTCAATACTTAAATTAAGAGAGCGTATAATACTAGGATATAGACTACTATAGTCAAAATCACTTAACCAATTATATAATCCAGGCTTAATATCTAATAAATACCCTCCAGCGTATGAATCTTTTTTCTTAACTGTTTTAAGATTTCGTTGAATGTATTGATTGGATAGGGTTTTAATAACAACATTATGTTTTTCAATTGAGTAAATATAACC